GCGACTAAACGGGTGCATCCATCGCCTATTAATCGGCGGGTGCCGAAAGTCGAGCCGCCTGTAATCGTTGCAGACGAAAGCCCAGCGACACGCGACGAGATGCTGCAACGAGCCGATGTCATTGGGTTGAAGGTTGACAAGCGCTGGTCTGATTCAACGATGCTGAAAAGAATAGAGGGGCACGTATGTCTTACACAAAAAGACAATTTATAAGCGCCGCCTTCGAAGAAATTGGGCTTGCGTCTTATGTATTTGATTTGCAGCCCGAGCAGCTAGAGTCTGCCCTGCGGCGTCTCGATGCGATGATGGCCGACTGGAACGCCAAGGGCATCCGCTTAGGTTATCCATTGCCATCTAGCCCACAGAACAGCAGCCTAGACGAAGAAACGCTTGTGCCTGATTCGGCCTATGAAGCGATCATTTGCAGCCTGGGGATTCGGTTAGCACCGAGTTACGGCAAGCAGGTCATGATCGAGACCAAGACGACCGCGAAACAGGGTTATGACATCTTGCTCCAACGGGCGACCTTCCCGCTTGAGAAACAACTCCCAGCCACAACCCCAGCGGGTGCTGGCAATAAGCCGTGGAGGGTCTACGATAACCCCTACGTCAGACCTCCTTATTTCCCCGTCAATGCTGGTCCTGATGGCCCTATCGAATATAACTGAGGACGATCATGCCCACTATTAACCAGCTTCCCGTACTAAACACCGTCTCCAGCGGGGATCAGTTACCCGTTTATTCGCCCAACAACGGGGACGCAAGACGGACCTCGATTGGAAGTTTGCTCACATTTTTCCAGCAGAGCTTCGCATCGCCCACGCTCTCGGTCAATCTCTACGTTCCCGGATCTGGTTTCAATATCACGGTGCCTACTCCGGTTAGCAACGACCAATGGATGCTGTTGCAGCCTGCTGGAACACTGGCAACCGGTACCATCACCTTGCCTCTCAATACTGGCGTTCCTGATGGCACCTCGGTATTGATAACCACCACGCAGGAAATCACCTCGCTGACAATTGCCTTGAATGGCGCGACTGCTCTTTATGGTGGCGTGACTTCGTTGGCGGCAGGAACGGCAACGGCGATTCGCTTTTATCAGCCAACTAATTCTTGGTACCAGATCAACGCCGAGACGGTTTATGCAGCAGGAGTCCAGACTTTCTTGGCGACGCCATCAAGCGCCAATCTACGGGCGGCGATGACCGATGAGACCGGAACGGGTCTATTGGTGTTCGCAACCAGTCCGACCCTGACAACGCCAATAATCACAAACCCGGCAGTCAGCACCGGAACATTCACAAGCCCTGCATTGGTCACGCCATCTATCGGTGCTGCCACAGGGACAAGTCTTAGCACCACAGGAAACCAAGTTATCAGCGGCACCGGCAAGCAGGGTTATGCTACCGGCGCGGGCGGCGGGGTGCTGCAAGCCACAAGCAAAGCCACGGCGGTGACGCTTAATAAATCTTGCGGTCAAATCACCATGAATGCAGCGGCATTGGGTGCATCCACCACCGTGTCGTTTACGATGACTAACAGCACGGTTGAATCTGGCGACATCATCGTGATAAATCACATTTCTGGCGGCACGCTTGGCTCGTACACCTTTAATGCATCCTGCGGGGTTGGGACTGCCGACATAAATGTGCGCAATGTCTCGTTGGGCTCTTTGTCCGACGCTGTAATTTTGCGTTTCGCTGTGATTAAAGTTGTTGATTCCTGATGGCTACCAAGTCCACAGTGAATGCTGCTGGAAACTACACCAAGCCCGCCATGCGGAAAGCCCTGTTTGAGAAAATCAAGGCAGGCACAAAAGGCGGAGATCCGAACGAATGGTCAGCCCGAAAAGCCCAATTGCTGGCGGTGGAGTACAAGAAAAAGGGCGGTGGCTACCGATGAAAGCCCCACAGAAAAGCCTCAAGGAATGGAGCTCGCAGGACTGGCGCACCAAGTCAGGCAAGCCATCATCTGAGACTGGCGAGCGGTATCTGCCTGCGAGGGCCATCAAAGCCCTGACCTCGGCCGAGTATTCAGCGACCACCAGGGCAAAGCGTGAGGCCACAGCTAAAGGCCAGCAGTTTGCCAAGCAGCCCAAAAAGATTGCTGAAAAGATCAAAGGGTTTCGGTGAAAACTCCAGCCTACGCACGCAAGGAAGGCCAGAACCCTAAAGGCGGTTTAAACGCCAAGGGGAGAGCCGCTGCGAGGGCCGAGGGTATGAACCTAAAGCCTCCAGTCAAGTCTGGCGACAATCCTCGCCGCGCATCGTTCCTTGCTCGAATGGGCGGCAATGCTGGCCCAGAATACAAAGGCGGTGAACCTACCCGGCTGCTGCTGAGTTTGAGGGCGTGGGGCGCGTCCTCGAAGGCTGACGCTCAAGAAAAGGCCAGGAAGATTTCAGCCCGAAACAAGGCGAAAAAATAATGCAGGTTCCGATTCTCAACGGGATTTATACCGACAACACACCAGAGCTTCGGACATCGTACCCGGTGAATCTTGTGCCTGTGCCAAAGGTAAGCGGCATCAGCAACGGGTTTCTGAGACCGGGCGACGGGATTGTGGCCAACGGCACAGGCCCAGGCGTTGATCGCGGCGGCATCAATTGGAATAACGAATGCTATCGGGTGATGGGGACGAAGCTGGTAGAAGTCTCAAGCGCCGGAGTCGTGACCGTCTTGGGCGATGTTGGCGGGCCGACTAGCGAGCTAGTGACCTTCGATTACAGTTTCGACTTGCTGGCGATTGCATCGGGTGGGCGGCTTTACTATTGGAGTGGGACAGCACTAACCCAAGTTACAGATCCAGACCTTGGCGTGGTGCTCGACTTCTGCTGGGTCGATGGGTATTTCATGACCACGGATGGCGAGTTTTTAATCGTCACAGAATTAACAAATCCGCTTCTTGTGAACCCGTTGAAATATGGTAGTTCAGAGGTTGACCCAGATCCAGTCGTTGCCCTGCTCAAACTCCGCAACGAGGTCTATGCGCTAAACCGAAACACCATCGAGGTATTCGATAACGTGGGCGGCGAGTTGTTCCCGTTTGCAAGAATCGACGGGGCGCAGTTGCAGAAGGGCGTGATCGGAACGCAAGCATGTTGTGTTTTTATCGAGCGAATCGCGTTTTTAGGCAGCGGCAGGAACGAAGCCCCAGGCATTTACATAGGCGCATCCTCGACCGTCCAAAAGGTCAGCACGCAGGAGATCGACAATATTCTCCTGCAATACACCGAGGCGCAATTGTCTGTGGTGAAGCTCGAGGCCAGAAACGACAAGAGCCACCAGCACCTTTACGTCCATCTGCCAGACCAAACCTTGGTTTATGACGCAGCAGCATCCGAGGCTTTGCAAACACCTGTTTGGTTTATTTTGGTGAGCAGCTTGGCAGGACTTGCTCAATACCGCGCTCGAAATATGGTCTGGGCCTATGACAAGTGGCTTGTCGGAGATCCGCAATCGACCAGCATCGGCTATCTGGTGCAGGACATTGGCAGTCATTGGGGAGAGCAAGTCCGCTGGGAGTTTGGCACGCTCATTGTCTATAACCAGAGCAACGGAGCAATATTCAACGAGCTTGAATTGGTCGGACTTACGGGTAGCGTTGCTCTCGGAAAGAATCCACAGATCAGCACCAGCTATTCGCTCGATGGCAAGGCTTACAGTCAGGAAAGGTTTATTTCTGTCGGCACCATTGGCAACACGAAAAAGCGTCTCGCATGGTTTCAGCAGGGTTTCATGAGGAACTGGCGCGTGCAGCGATTTCGTGGTGATAGTGATGCCCATGTCTCTTATGTGCGCCTGGAGGCGCAGATCGAAGCATTGGCTTACTGATGGCCACCGCACCCGTTTCTAGCAGGCTCAATCTAACGCGAGATCAACTCGCGGAGTTTCTGACCGACCAGCAGCAGATCCGGCAGTTTGAAAAGCTGTTTTCAACCGTTGACACATTGCAGGTGATAGTCGGAACTGATTTTGAGTTTCAGGCCGATACCGCTGCGGCGACCGCAAACGAAGCGCTGTCCCAGATTTCATTACTAGCGCAAATGCTGGATTTATTGGCAGTCGCTCCGAGGCCAGAACTCGGCACGATTTCATCACAAAACGCCGACAACGTGAACATTTCTGGAGGGCTGATTTCGGGATTGGATGCGCCGCTGGCCGTTGTTTCTGGCGGCACAGGTCAAAGCACCTTTACGAATGGGCAGGTTTTAATCGGCAACACCACAGGCAACACGCTAACAAAAACCACGCTGACCGCAGGCGCAAACATCACCATCACAAACGGGACCGGCACGATTACGATTGCGGTTTCTGGTCTTGGAACAATGGCATTCAAAAATGTCGGAATATCTGGCACCGCAGCGTTGGCGAAAATTACTCTTGCAGGCACAGATGGCACCCTGACGTTTGTCGATGGAATTATCACCGCCTACACAGCGCCGACTTAAGGATAGATTATGACCGTCACGATAAAAGTTTTGATTCCTGCGAAACAGGCCGAGGGTACACAGATCACTCAATATACCGCTGTCAACTGCAAGACGATCATCGACAAATTTACCGCCACGAATACCACGGCAGGTAATGTCACGATCAGCGTTAATCTTGTGACCGCAGCAGGCACCGCAGGAGCATCCAACCTCATTGTGGATACCAGAAGCCTCGCGCCTGATGAGACCTACACATTCCCGGAGTTGGTGGGGCAAGCGCTCGATCCAAGTGGGTTTATCTCAACGATTGCCAGTTCTGCCTCAGCATTAACCATCCGAGCCAACGGGCGCGAAATTACCTAGGAGCAGCAAATGAAAGAATTTATGATGATTCCGCAGGGATTCCACGGCTTGCCGATGGATGAGGAGTTTTTGACCAACGCGCAAAACAAAAAGAATTATGCCATTGCGGTGCAGGACTGGAACTACGGCCCCGAGATGCCGACGAACGAAGCAGGCGCAAACAAGGAGTTTTATGTCGGTCTGGCCGAGGCGATGCAATGCGACGAGAAAGACGCGAGGCGCAAGCATTGCTCGAATTGCGAGTATTACGACAACAGCCTAATGGCTCAAGTCAGGATCGAGCGAATTCCGATGGCCACCTATGACAGGGGCGCAGGGTTCAGGGGCCATTGCCAAAAGCTAAATTTTATCTGCAACGACATGCGGGTCTGCCAAGCGTGGGAAGACCGTGAGATGGAAGATTGACGAAAGGTCCAAATGTGCGAAAATGTACTCGCTGAGTTACCCAGGCCACCAGCAGCTCACCCCTTGCAGGAGTCGCGCATGGTAACTGTTGGCATCACCGACCAGCACTTGATGGAGGTCTATTCAGATCCCTACATCTCAAGAATTGGTCATGACCATCGCCCAGCCGCGCCAATCCAACATCCAAATGCTATCTATCTTTCGGCATGGGTGGATGGCAAATTCTCTGGTGCGTTTATCGCTGTCAAAGCGAGCCCCGTTGAGTTGGAGCTTCATGCGCTTCTGAAAAAATCAGCGATTAAACAGTCTCGAAACCTTGGCCTTTCTTTTCTAGCGTGGGCGTTCGCTCAACCCATATTGAGGGTTACTGCCTACATTATTCAGGGGCTTGAGAGCGCAAAGAATTATTGCATCAAGCTCGGATTCAAAATAGAAGGATGCCGCCGCTGTGCCTGCGTGCAAGACGGCGCGATCAAAGACGTTTATGTGTTGGGCATGACCCGGCAGGATTGGAGGGCGATATGAGTTTTGTTGGCGACATCATTGGCGACGTTTTTGGCGGCATCACCGGATCAAAACAGGCAGGCGAGGCGGCGGCGCTCGGCGCAGAAACTCAAGCGGCGGCTGCGGGTGCTGGCATTGACGAACAGCGCAGGCAATTCAATAAATTGGTAGAACTGATGGCTCCATACGTCCAGGCGGGCACAGGAGCCCTTGGCCAGCTTGCGCCATACCAGCAGGCAGGACAGCAAGCATTTACGCAACAGCAGGCGCTAATCGGCTTGCAAGGCCCAGAGGCGCAACAGCAAGCCATTGCAGCGCTGGAGGGCAGTCCACAATTTCAGGCGCTCACAGAGCAGGGCGAAACGGCAATTCTGCAAAACGCCTCGGCTACCGGAGGACTTCGCGGTGGAAACGTGCAAGGCGCTTTAGCGCAGTTTCGGCCCCAACTTCTCAATCAATTAATTAACCAGCAATACGGCAGGCTCGGCGGCATTGCGGGCGCAGGGCTTGGGGTCACTGGCGATATTCTAGCGAGAGGCCAAGCATCGGCGGCGGGTCAGGGTGCGGCAGGGACTGCGTCTGCAAGCAACATTGGAAACCTGCTCGCTAACCAAGCAGCGGCTACCGCTGGCGGTCAAATGGCGGCAGGAAATGTCAACAGGCAGACATTTGGCGACATTCTTGGCATTGCTAAAACAGTAGCGGCATTTTAAGGTTCTGACATGGCCATCAATCCACTTCAAGCACCTATCAATTATGCGGGCATGGTTCCGCAGATCAACATCGGGCAGCAATTTTCCGAGTTAGGCCAGGTCTTGGCAGAGCGTCAAAAACGCACGCAAGCAGAAGAAATCAAAAAGACTTACGCGATTGACTTGCAAGGAGTAATAAATGACCCTTCCATGAAGAAATTTAATGATTTTTCATTGAAGTACCCGCAACAAAGAGAAGCGGTAAAAGATGTGGCAAGTCGATTTACCCAAGAGCAACAAGACTCTGAATTTAATGTCGGTAGAGATGTGGCTGTTTCACTTGAAAACAATAACCCAGAAGTCGCGCTAAACATTCTTAATCAAACAATCGAAGCGCGAAAAAAATCAAATTTACCGACTACGGTTTATGACCAGATACAACAAATCCTGTCAAACACCGAAGATCCAGACCGCATCAAAAAAGCCAAAGCGCAAACAAATTTTTCATTAACTTTGCTCAATCCGGAAAAATTTAGCAAAGTTGTCGAGTCTTTAGAAAAGCAACAACTTGCACCAA